GGGGATAAGATCGTAGGATTTGAAGAAAGCAGTTCTGACTTTCATGTAATACTATCAGGTGAGGAACATTTTCAACCAACATAACGGGTATGCAATAATAGGTACTACTACCTGACTTACTTTTGAGTATAACTATCTCCGCACACAAACAAAGGAGATAGTGCTATGAAAAACTTACTAAGAAAGATGTGGAAAGCCCACGTAGTCAGACAACAAAAACGTGCAGACTTTAGAATGCTACACATGTTGGATGACAGACAACTAAACGATCTAGGACTTGGTAGATCACAAATAAGGAATGCAATATATGGCGAGGAATCTAACAGATAAACAACAAAGATTCTTAGATGTACTATTTGATGAAGCTGGCGGTGATGTTGTCGCTGCTAAGAAGTTGGCAGGTTACGGTGATAACAGTAACACTGCAGCGATTGTTGAATCTTTAAAAGATGAGATTGGTGAGAAGACTCGTACATATTTTGCACGTACTGCACCTAAAGCTGCTATGGCTATGGTTGGTGCGTTATACGATCCGACAGAGCTAGGCATTAAAGAAAAGATGGTAGCAGCAAAAGACTTGCTTGACAGGGCAGGACTTGGTAAGGTAGACAAAGTAGATGTTACTAGCGGTGGTGGCATCTTCTACCTACCACCAAAAGAAGGTACAAACGAATAATACCACAAAGAGAGTTAGGCTTTTGGCAATTACCCAAACCGCCTAAGACACACAACAAACAATGGCACAAGATTGTCAGGCTAACTAAGAAGATACCGTTTGGTTATGAACTAGATCCTGACAATGACAGATTACTTGTACCTATAGAACATGAGTTAGATGCATTAGAGCTTGCAAAACGACATCTCAAGCAGTATAGTTACAGAGCAGTAGCACAATGGTTGAGTAAAGAAGCAGACCGCTACATATCACACATGGGTCTAAAGAAGAGAATAGAAGTTGAGCAAAGACGTAGAAAAGCATCTATCACTAAACGTAAGCTTGCCAAGTGGCTCGAAGAAACGCTTGCGGAAATCGAAAAACTCGAAACACAAGGAGTCGGTGCATACTCAGAAGCCAGCGGAGATAGAAGCCCCCCAGAACGAACCTATCCCAGCGCAGGTAGTAGCAACTGACTATGACGTTGAAGAAGCACAAGAAGTCGTATTCAAACCGAATGAAGGTCCACAGACCTCCTTCTTGAGTTCTTCTGAAAGAGAAGTTCTGTATGGAGGGGCAGCAGGTGGTGGTAAATCATATGCTATGTTAGCAGATCCATTACACGGCCTGAACGATCCTAACTTCTCTGGACTCCTTGTGCGACACACAACTGAGGAACTAAGGGAACTCATACAAAAGTCACAGGAGCTATATCCACGTGCAGTACCAGGAATCAAGTGGTCAGAGCGTAAGTCACAGTGGACTTCTCCTAAAGGTGGAAGACTGTGGATGTCATATCTGGATAAAGATACCGATGTCACACGATACCAAGGACAGGCTTTTAACTGGATTGGATTTGACGAACTTACTCAATGGCCTACACCTTACGCTTGGGATTATATGAGGTCACGTCTTCGTAGCGCACACAGTAGAGAACTAGGACTTTACATGAGAGCTACAACAAACCCAGGTGGTGCTGGACATAGTTGGGTAAAGAAAATGTTTATAGATCCTGCACCTGCAGGTAAAGACTTTTGGGCGACAGACATTGAATCAAGTAAAACAATCGTATATCCTAAAGGACACAGCAAGGAAGGTCAGCCTCTATTCAAGCGTAGGTTTATTCCTGCATCTCTCTTCGATAACCCATACCTTGCCGAAGAGGGTGACTATGAGGCCATGCTCCTATCATTACCAGAGCATCAGAGGAAGCAACTCCTCGAAGGAAACTGGGACATCAACGAAGGAGCAGCCTTTACAGAGTTCGACAGATCAATCCACGTTATTGACAGCTTTGAAGTACCCGATAACTGGGCTAAGTTTAGAGCGTGTGATTATGGTTATGGCAGTTACACTGGGGTGCTTTGGTTTACTGTATCTCCTGATGAACAACTTATAGTTTATCGTGAGATGTATGTATCAAAAGTTACAGCTTCTGATCTAGCAGATATGATACTAGAGGCAGAAGCAAAAGATGGTGGAATGAGATACGGGGTGCTTGATAGTTCTTTGTGGCACAACCGTGGCGATACTGGGCCATCGTTAGCAGAACAGATGAATATGAAAGGTTGTCGATGGCGACCATCAGATCGTTCGAGAGGCTCACGTATCGCAGGTAAGAACGAAATACATCGAAGATTAAAAGTAGATGATTTCTTAGAAAAGCCTATGCTTGTATTTATGGATAACTGTAGAAACACTATATCACAAATACCAAGCATACCTTTGGATAAAAAGAATCCAGAAGATGTAGACACAAAAGCAGAAGACCACTTGTACGATGCGTTAAGATATGGTATAATGACAAGACCAAGAAGCAGTATATGGGATTATAACCCAGCTAAACAAAGATCAGGATTTCAAGCTAGTGATTCCACATTCGGATACTAATGTAATAGAGACTTGCCCTAAGTGCGAGATAACGTATAATACAAATATGTGGAACACCACATGTCCTAACTGCGAAGAACAAGCAGTTTTTAATAACGGACCTTGGAGAAGAAAGGATAACAGCTAATGGCTGAAGAAATGTTTGAGACAGATGATGTTGTAGCTGCAGAGGACAGTCTCGACAGTATCTTTGAGGAAAAGTCTAGTGTAGTTTCATTTATAAAAGACAGATACAAAAGAGCAGAAGACGCTAGGTACGCTGATGAAACTAGATGGCTAAGAGCTTACCGTAACTATCGTGGCTTGTACGGTTCTGATGTGAAGTTCACAGACTCAGAAAAGTCTCGTATATTTGTTAAGGTAACTAAGACAAAAACACTAGCAGCGTATGGACAGATAGTAGATGTACTATTTGGTAACAACAACTTTCCACTAACGGTAAACCCTTCTATATTACCTGACGGTGTAGCAGAGGCAGTACACATAAACGTAGACCCCAACGCAGAACAAGCAGGTGATGCATTAAAAGCTGTAACACGAGACGAAGCTCCAAGTCCTTACCTTATTGATGGTGTTACAGAGCTAAGACCTGGTGAAACACTAAAAGATTTACAGGGTCGTTTAGGTCCACTAGAAGACAAACTAGAAGCTGTATCTGAAAAGATAATAGAAGGTTCTGGTACTTCACCTACAACTGTTACATTTCATCCTGCAACTATTGCAGCTAAGAAGATGGAAAAGAAAATACACGATCAACTACAAGAGAGTGGAGCTAACGTACACCTAAGAAGCATGGCATTTGAAATGGCACTGCTAGGAACTGGTGTTATGAAAGGACCATTTGCTGTAGATAAAGAGTATCCTAACTGGAACGAAGATGGCGAGTATGAGCCTTTAGTAAAAACAGTACCAGAGTGTAGTCATGTAAGTGTGTGGGATTTCTATCCTGACCCTGAAGCCCACTCTATGCAGGATGCAGAATACGTTGTTGAAAGACACAAGATGTCAAGAACACAACTAAGAGCATTAAAGAATCGCCCATACTTTATGGATGATGCAGTACAAAAAGCTGTAGATGCAGGACCTGACTATACCCAGAAGTACTGGGAAATGACTATGGAAGATGATGACACACAACCAAACTCTGAGCGTTGGGAAGTGTTAGAGTTCTGGGGTTACGTTGATGTAAAAATACTAGAAGAGCATGGCGTAAACATACCTGATGAGTTAGCTGAGATGGATGAAGTTAACTGTAACATATGGGCATGTAACGGTGAAGTATTACGCTTTGTACTAAACCCATTCAAGCCTACACGTATTCCTTACTATGCAACACCCTTCGAGCATAACCCGTACTCCTTCTTTGGTGTAGGTATTGCTGAGAACATGGATGATACACAGACATTAATGAATGGCTTTATGCGTATGGCTATTGACAATGCTGCATTATCTGGTAATCTTATCATTGAAGTCGATGAAACTAACCTAGTACCAGGCCAAGACATGTCTGTGTACCCTGGTAAAGTGTTTCGGAGACAGGGAGGTGCGCCAGGTCAAGGTATCTTCGGTACAAAGTTTCCCAATGTAGCAAATGAAAATATGCAACTATTTGACAAAGCGAGGCAGTTAGCTGATGAGAGTACGGGATTTCCTTCGTTCGCACATGGACAAACTGGGGTATCAGGAGTGGGAAGGACTGCTTCTGGGATTAGTATGCTTATGTCTGCAGCTAACGGCTCTATACGAACTGTTGTAAAAAATGTTGATGACTATCTAATCAGACCACTAGGCAAAGCATTCTTTGCATTCAACATGCAGTTTGACTATGATGAAGACATTAAGGGTGACTTAGAAGTGAATGCATCAGGTACAGAAAGCTTGATGGCTAACGAAGTACGTAGCCAACGCTTGATGCAGTTCTTACAGGTAGCACAGAATCCAGTGCTTGCACCTTTTGCTAAGATGGATTATATTATAAGGGAGATTGCT